GCGTCTCCCCGGCCGAAAGCTCCCGCGTCCGTTCTCCCTCCGGGCCCTCCTCCAAAAGGCTCACCTGCGCGCCTGCTGCGCCGCTCTTTTCCAAAATCGCGCCGCCCGCCGCCAGAATATCGCCGTAGGCCAGCCGCCGGGTGATGTCAAAGCTCATGGCCAGCGCTCCCTGCAGTCTGAGCTGCTCTCCCGCCTGCCGCAAGGCGTCGCAGGAAAGATACAGCGCATACCGCAGGCCCTTTTCGCCGCCCATCCGGCGGCATTCCTCCACCTCGTCCGCCTGCAGCGGCCGGCACCGGGCCTCCAGCCCCAGCCGCTGGAACCGCAGGGAAAACTCCGCCTGCTCCGCGCCCAGCGCCGCAGCCCACTGCTCTGCCGTGCTCATACCAGCGCCTCTGTGACGCCGATGGCGGAAAGCTGCTTCAGATCGCCGGGCAAAAACCGGAAGGGTACCGTCTGCTCGTTCACCTTACCCGCCGCATAGTTCACCAGCGGCAGGCTCTCCAGCGCCACATTATCCACGCTGTAGCGCTCCTCCTCGCCGTTGACGCTGTCCGGATCCTTCAGCGCCGTGGTGATGGTCACCCGGATATCCTTTCCCTCGGCGGCCCCCTCCACGATGTCAAAAAACCGGCTGAACACCTGCCGCAGCCGCAGCTGGCCCTCTCCCCGCCAGCCGGTGATCTTGGAATCCACATCCATGCCGATCTGCACGTCGCTGCGCTGCATTTTAATGGTCATCTGAATGCCGCTGGCCTCCGCGATGCGGCTGCCGTCCACCCAGATCTCCGCAAAAGAGCCGGAAAGGACCCGGCTCGCGCTCCATGCTGCCATGCTTCTCCTCCTTTACATACTGATCTCAAAGGTCAGATCCTCCATGGCGTCTGCAAACCGCAGATTTGCCCGGAGAAACACCTGGCTGCCGGTATTGGCGGAAAGGATGGCCGTATCGCTCAGCGCGGCGGTATCCACGCCCCGGCCCTCCAGCCAGCGCTTCTGCGCCTCAAAGTCCACCGACGCCGTGTTGCGCCGTCCCGTATCCAAAACGCTGCCCTCCAGCCCGGCAAAATAGCTGTTGATGGCCGTTACCAGCAGCAGCTTGGAATCATAGTCGTTGAGCACCTTTCCCACATATTCGCTCTCAAACACGCCTCTGATATCCGCCCGGATCAGATCCACGCCCTCCGCGATCTTGATCTTCTGAAAGGCGCTGTCTCCCGGCTGAGAAAGGGTGGTCAGGCTGGTAACGGCCCGGGCGATGCGCGCGCCCTCGCTGCCCTGGTCCAGGATCAGCCTGCCTGCGGCGATATCCGCCTCCTCATCCTCGCTGCGCACAAAGCCCGTGACCTCCGGCAGCGAATAATAGGTGGCGCTCTCCCGCAGGGAAAGCCCCGCCAGGATGCCGGCGATGCGGGCGCAGTAATCCGCCGTATCCACGGTCTCCGTCTTTCCCTCCAGCAGAACGGTGATGCCCTGGGTGGTCAGATTGACGATGCCGGCGCAGTCCGGCCCCGTTTCGCTGCTGACCACGGCCCGCAGCGGCCGGCCCTCTGCCCGCTTGCTTTTGACAAAGGCCGTCACCGTCTGCGCATCCATCTGCGGCGCACAGAGCCAGCCGCCCTCCGCCGCCGGAGCACACCGTGCCAGCGCCGCCGTCTCCTCCCCCTTAGGATAAAGGTAAAGCAGCACCTTTGCCGGCCCGCCCAAAAAGCACAGCCGCAAAAGTCTCCGGCAGTCCTCCTCCAGCCCGGCGCTCTCCGCCTGCTCCGCCTCGGAAAAGCTGTAAAGCTCCGCCTTCTCGCCCTCCGCCAGCAAGACCGCCTGTCCCCGGGCGCTTCGGCGCACAGCGCTGCTGCCCGCCGTTCTGAAATTGATGATGATCTGGGGCAAGCCCATCTCTCATTCCTCCTTTTCCGTTTCCATGGTCAGCGAGAGCGCGCCCATTTTCTCCGCCGTCTCGCCGCCCTCCGCGCCGCTTCCGCCGGGCGCATCATAAAACTCCAGCGAAAACCGCACCTGCGGCAGCTGCCCGCTGCTGATCTCGCTCTCCAGCGCTGCGGGGCAGAGCTTCCGCTCGCCCAGCGCAAAGCCCTCCGCCGCCGCACGCTCCAGCTGGTCCAGCAGGCGCATGCCCTCTTCTCTTCCCCGCCGGGAGGAGGGGTAGCAGGTGAGCGTCACCTGCACCCGCCGCCGGATCTGCCTGCTTCCCAGCTCCGTCTCGCCGGAGACCTCCGCCAGACAGCAGGGATACGCCGGATTCTCGATCCGTCCCGCCAACACTGGCGTTCCCGTCCGCCGGGTGAGCGTCTCTGCGATCTGCCGCGCCATTTCCCAAAGGCCCATCATGTCTCCGTCACCTCCTGGATCTCCACTGCCGCCAGCGCAAAGCTCTCATATCCCAGCGACGCGCTGCAGATCCCCCGGTATTTCTGTCCCTCCCGCAGGATCTCCGCCCGGTCGCCGGCCAGAAGCCTCGTCCCCTTCGGGAGATAAAGCATCATCCGAAAGCCGCTCTCCGCCGCCCCGGCCAGCTCGCTCCGCAGCCGGGGAGCCGCCATATGGCTGCCCCGGGAAAGGGCGCAGGGCAGCGCCTCATAGATCTGCGCCGTCTGATACCCTTCCCCGTCCCAGACCTGCCTGAAAAAATCTCCCCGGTCCGTCATGGTCTCCCGCAGGATCTCATGCTCCAGCATCCCGCTCCCAGCTCCTTTCCGGGCTGCGCAGCCGGACGAAGGGGGCCAGCAGCGCTTCAAACGAGGGCTGCTGCCGGTCGTAGGTGATGGCGGTGTCGCCCCGCTTCACCGAGCTCACCGGCCGCTCCGTCCCCTCCCGGAAAAGCCGCGCCAGCAAGACCGCCAGCACATCCTCCATCTCCTCCGGAATGTCCCTCCGGCCGCAATGCCCCAGCGCATGGGCGGCCAGCGTCTCCAGCAGCGCCGTCTCCCGCTCCGCCGGCAGCTCCAGCCCCGCGATCGCCCGCGCCCGCTGTCGGATGCGCTCCGCGCCGCCCTCTGCAAATCCGGCGCTCATCAGGCCTTCTTCTCCACCAGCGCGCCGATGGTGACGATCTTGCCGTCGGGCACATACAGGTCGTAGAGATATCTCGCCTGAATGGCCGTGCCGTCAAACAGCTGGTTCTCCTGCGGGCCAAACTGCTTCAGGCTGTCGATCCGGGCCACAGCCAGCGGCGCATCCCACGCCGCGACCACCGCCAGGATCCGCTTCGCGCCGGTACCGGCACAGATGCCGCCGGCCGCCTGCTGACCTCTGCCGCTCTGGGCGGCGATAACGGTATGCATCCTGCTGGTGGGCACGAAAATACAGGGCAGGTCGTTGAGCATCATCACATGCTCATAGGAAACGCCGTTGATCTCCACCGTCTGCTCAAAGGCAATGTTGTTGAAGGTCTGGGCGGAGGCCTTCAGAAAGGCCGTTTTCTGATCCGCGGCCACCATGGCCACAAAGCCGCCGCTGCGCTCGCTGTCGTTTTCCAGCGTCTGCACCAGGCCGCACAGCTTGTCCACGATGTCGTCCGTGCCGATCTCAAAGTCCAGCACATGGGTGCTCTTGTGGTCGCTGTCGGCGGCAGCCATAGAATAGAGCTTATGGATGCGGTAAGCGTCCTGCTCCTTGGCCAGCTGGCTGCGTGCAAACTCTCTTACCACAGCCTCCACGCTGGCCTCAAAGCCGATGTCCTGGGGAGAGGTGCGGTCCAGCGCAAACTTCACGCCCCGGTCCATGCTCAGCGTCTGGGCGCTCCAGCTGCTGGTGACCGCGCCTGCGGGATAAGCCGTGCCGTCGGTCTTGCTGCTGTCATAATCGCCCAGGCCCGTGGTGCTCAGATCGTTGACCTCCACCTCCTTGCCGCCGCAGAAGCGGACCTGGCCCTCGCCTGCCGTCATCCACTGCGTTCCGGAAGCCGAAGCCAGCTCCTCGTCGATGAAGCCCTGATAGATTTTTGCATGATCCTTTGCCATAAAAGATTCCTCCTTCAAAAATGATGGCCCTATCATACCCCCCTTTTCCGGAAAAGAAAAAGGAAGACCGTCTCTTGACAGTTCCCCCTCCGTTTGCCCTTTTTTCCTTGCGCTTTCCCCCTCGGTATGCTATGCTTGTTATATACGCCGAACCGTTCCAAGCTCCGAAAGAAAGTGAGGTACTCCCATGAAAAAACGACTGCTCAGCATCCTTCTTCTGTTCTGCATGGCGCTTTTCCTTCTGCCTGCGCCGGCGCAGGCAGAAACTGCCGCAGCAGGTGCTGCGATCCGTCTCAGCACAACCGGCATCCACGGCTATAGCGCCGAAAATGGCTATAGCTACATCTATTACGGCACATGGCAAAACCAGCCCATCAAATGGCGCGTGCTGGATACCAAAGCCAACACCGGCGAAACCGGCGCCCTGTTCCTGCTGACGGACGAATGTCTGTACCCGCTTGAGGGCGGCTTATTTGATTGCTATATTCAATTCAATCCGTTGGATAAAATGAATAGACATCTCTGGCAGGGCAGCACGCTGCAAAACTGGTTCAAAAACACCTTTTACAGCGGTGAAAACAGCGCCTTTACTGATGCCGAGCGGGCATTGATTCCTGCGGTAAGCGCGGAAGATAGCCAATATAAGTATTATCCAAGCTCATCGTCATATGTCCCCCAAACATACCACACAGGCGGTCTTGAATCGGAATATGTGTTTGCGCCCTCCATTGCGGAGCTTTGTAATGCGGACTATGGCTTTACCGATTCAACACCGCAGATGGCGGGTCCCTTTGATTCCACGAGTGCCGGAACGCGGTATTGGATTCGTTCGTATTTCAATAATCTTCCGCACTATGTCGGCGAATATGCGAACATGACCGGCGATCAGATAGCAACCTCGGCTGCTGTCCGCCCGGCAATGAACCTTTCCACCGCCGGCAACAACATTCTCTTCGCATCCGCCGCCGTGGGCGGCAAGCCCGCCGGAGGACTTACCGCAATTCCCGCATATGACGGCAACGAATGGAAGCTGACCCTTTCGGACAGCTCCCGCAGCAATTTCAAAGTGACCACCACGGCGGTCTCTGCCGCCACCAAGGGCAGCACCGTGGAAATTGAATATGCCAATGCAAAAACCGGTAACAACGAATACATTTCCGCTCTGATCTTCGATGATGTCGGTAATGTGATCTATTACGGCCGCAGCAACGCCCCTCTCACGGAAGCAGACGGCACGGCAGAGCTTACTGTTCCTGCCGGCTTTGCCAAGGGCACCTATACCATGAGTGTCTTTAACGAGCAGTACAACGGCGATTACAAAACCGACCTTGCAAGCGCATTTACGGATGTCACGCTGACGGTGGAAAAGCGGGTGGACGAACAGTTTACCCTCCCCCCCGGCGGCAGGTACTATTTTGACCTTTCGGCGATGAATATTCCCGGAACGGTAAACAGCAATCTGCCGGACAGCACCCTGCACTATGTGCCTTTCACCTATGTGGGCACGGTGGACGCTTATAAGCGGACTGGTGTTTCCGACAAGAATACAGACGCATACGAGCACAGTCTCTTTATTGCGGATTATGCCGTGACCCATACCGTAAGCTGGAACGATCTGAACGCACAGGGGATGATCTTTGGCAAGACTTACACAAGCGGCGGCATTGACTATACCCTCCGCGCTCCGTCTGTTGGAAGAGATTATACGGGCGGAGGCGAAACAAAGCGCGGTGCTCCGATCAATAATGAGTGGGACACCATTTTTGACAAGGCAAAACAGGATCGTCTTGACAATACAGGCGGCTACATCAAGAATTGGAAGGACATACTTAGCTTTGGACAGGAAGGATACGGAGACATAAATGATAATCCTGCAGTCCGCGGGTATTATACGGCATTTTTCTATAACTACACAGGTGCATCGAGCGCCAAAGCGGGCTATGGTTTCCGCCCCGTCCTGGAGCTGCCGACCGACCTGTCCGCCGACAGCCTGAAGGCGGTTGAGCTGATCACGGATGGTCGTATGTCCGGCGAGACTTATAAGTCCATCAACATCATCGTAAAAAAGGGGGAGAGCTTCACTGCGCCCTCTGCGGAGGGGCTGCCCCTTTCCGATAACATCTCTGCTGACACGCCGATGTGGTGGGTAGATGAAAACAGGAACTTCTACAAGCCCGGCGATACCGTTCCCGCAGATGTTTCGGCACTTACCGCTTTCTATGGCGGCTTCGGTCTGTTCTTAAATCGCGGCGACGGCGCGGTCGAGGTCACGCCGGACAATTATACCGATATTTTCGGCGACGGAACTGCATCCTTTGTTGTCCCGCAGGGCAAGAGCTATGTTGACATTGCGAAGTCTTCTCGTTTTACGGTATCGGATGCGCTGGAGATTCTTGCAACCGGCAAGTTTAAAGGAAATATTTTCCCGAATCTAAAACTCAAGAATGCTGACCTGACCTCTGTGACGCTGAGCGAAGGATATATTGGAGGGGGCAGCCCGCTCTTTATCACGCTGGACGGAAAGAATACCATCGGGAGTTTGAACGGAATCGACAGGGGGTTGTCAACTCTCTCCATTCTCGGTGACGGTACTCTGACATTGAACAGCGCATTGAAACTTTCTATCTACGCCCAGTATGGCGGCAGCAGCGTCACCGTGACGGGCGGACTTAATATTGCCAGTGCGCTTTGTATAGACAGCGGTTCGCTCACCGTAACGGGCGATACGCAGGCTGTAACTCTGCCAAGTAAAAGTCTCGGCGGTTGGTATTTGGACGACGGTATACGACTGTTTCTCGGCTCTTCGGCAAACGACACCGCAGAAGCTGCCCTCCCGCAGCTTTCCCCCGAAATGCAGGCGCTGTATGAGCGGTATCTTGCAGGTGATTCGTCGCTGACACAGGATGAGCTTGAGGCATTGGATAAAGCGCTTACGAAGAAGTGGAACGACACGCTTGAGCTGTTCTCCGACAAAACATATGTGCGCTTCACAAATGCCTGGAATGTGACCTATCTGCCCGGCGCAGACGGCACGGGCACTGCGGTCACGGATATTAAGCTCTATAACGATGCGCTCACCCTCTGCGGCGCATTATTTACCCGCACCGGCTACACCCAGACCGGCTGGACCACCACAGACGGCGGCGAAAAAGTCTACGATCTTGGCGGTGTCTATACAACCGATGCGGCGCTGACGCTCTATCCGGCGTGGACCGCCAACCGGTACACCGTCACCTTCGACACCGCCGGCGGCAGCGAAATTGCCCCCATCACCCAGGACTACGGCGCCGCCATCACCGCCCCCGCCGATCCCACCAAAACCGGCTACACCTTCGCCGGCTGGTCT